CCCTCCGCAAGGAGGGTTAGCTTTAAGCTGCTAATCGGTTCTCACCGAAAAGCCCAAGTACAGGAATCTTGTACGACGTAGCTTGCTTACATGTGGAAAGTTGAAATCCCGAGCCACCCTCAATAGGGGTGGGGGAAGTCACTCTCCCCAATAAGACTCGCCTTCGGTGTGTTGACACCTCACCGATGTGCAGCCGGATATACTTCAGCATGTAGCTACAGAAATAAATACTGAAGCCGTCACTATACTAAATAGAATACACACGCTTCAAAGAGTGACTCTTTGAGTCGCGAGCACCTATTTTCATTCTCTCCCCGATGAGCTTCTAAGTGAATCTATTGCCAAATTTTGAGGGCAATGGGTCAGATTAGAATCTCGAGGGAAAGTAGAAGTCGCTAGAGTTATAAAACTCCAGAGACTAGCAGTGACTAAATATCTGGCTGGGGAAGGATTGTCGCTTCCGGGAATCCGTCAAGATAAAGTCCACCTCCCTGTTGTTTTACCAAGAGGGTTGCGTGACTTAATCGAGAAAGGAGACCCGTGGGCTATCCGTTGATCGCTAACATTGTTATCGATCTCCAGAGTCCTTCTCGGTGGGAAAGCGGTCGACTTTTCGACTATTGAAAACCCGACGACCGGAAATCACCTAACAATAAGTGATTACGAGATCGTAAGTTTTCATAAATCGATTGGAAGACCCAAGCTGAACTACCTCTGAGAGAAGTATCATTGGTCCACTAAGGCTGGTCCTAACGGGCCAGGACTGCAAGGGGCTTTAGCAGATTTAATCGGAATCAAAGACTCACCAATATTGGACAGTCTTCGAACCTTTTATCCCGCTGACGCTCCTATATGACGGTTGTTAAACGTCATATCGACGCCTCTATATCAGCTTACTTTAAGCTATTTCAAAGTCTCTTACAAGAGGCTAAGAAAGCTTTCAGTTAAAGAAGATAAGGAGACCAAGAGCAGAATCTTCGCGATACTTGACTATTGGTCACAGTCGGCCTTAAGAACTCTCCATACGCAGTTGTATCAACAGCTTAAGAGACTTCCAGGTGATTGTACCTTTAATCAAACTAGACTTACGTCTAGTTTCGCAAAAGACCTTAGTAGATCTTCAAAATTCTATTCTTTCGATCTCTCCGCGG